CAAATCTTTTTTTTAAATCTTCTAAATAACTTTGAAATATATTTAACTGTACCTGAGTCGCAGTTTTGTTAAACTCATCAGGCGTCATATATCCTCTTTGTTGTTGGTTAAGTATTAATAAGACCGTTTTATAAACAGTATTTACATTTATTGCCATTTAATTTTTTTTTATTACTAGGAGGGACCCTCCAGACGCTGAAACTCAAAAATAAGCTTTCAAAAGTTTCTCTTTTTAGGGAGAAGCAAATGAAACCTTAAGATTGATGGATCAATGTCCTTCGAGTGAGGGTGTCACCAGTGTTGGGTTAATCATAATACATCTACACAAACCTATTCTGAATGTAGTTGTCATAATATGGTTTTCTAGTAATAGTGGACTAACTTACATCTTTAATAATTACATGTTAAGATAATTTTTTAGCTATAGATTTGTAAACATCTACACCTTCATCTGTTTTAAACCAAGCAGCTAATGCTGAATATGGGTTTTCATCAAATGGTACGCTAAATAATTTCTTTTTATTTTTACCTATTGTAAAACTTCTTTGATCATCTGCTAAGCTTAAAAATCCTTGCTCAACAGCTTTCACACCAAAGTTTCTTAATTTAACATTATCATCTTTAGCTAATTCAATAAATAATCTTGATTGTTCTTTAGCAAATAACAATAAGTCTCTTCTAAGTTCTTTTGAACTTAAGTTATTAACAGCAGAACCTATTTCTGTTCTCATAATTGCTTCAGCTTCATCTATCTCCATTTGACGCGCTAATATAAGTGCATCAATTTCATATTCTAAATCATCAACTTCAAATTCTGCTTGTTGAACTGGCTTTAACTCTTTATATCTTTTATTTAAATCAGGGTGATATAAAGAAAGAAGTTTTTGTAAAGCTTGTTCTTCTTTTGGTACTAACAAAGATCCGTCTTCAAAAGTAATATGCTTTAATGTAACTTCACCTTTTTGTTCATCTACAAATGGTGATGATTGATTAGTAGCATATCTTAACGCTCTTTGTGAACCTTTTTGTGCATCAAAATATAACAAAGGATATTTCTCTGTATGTCTTGACTTTATTGTATATGTTAATGGGTTTTTATCACCTCTAATAACATATGTTCTATCTTTTATTTCCCAGCCTTCTTCAGCTGCGTTTATTTTCTTTTTTGACATAATATAATATAATTAAATAATTAAAGGTATTGGGCGCCGAAGCGCCCTAACCTTATATAAAAATTAAGCTGTAAATAATACGAAGTTATTTCTAGCTTGTACACATAGACATCTTTCAGATAAGAAGTTTACTTCCATTGCGTCTAACGTAGAAGTAGCAGCACCACCAACTGAACCAGTTAGCCATGATTTCATTCTTCTGTCATCAGCTTGAGAAGCTCTATATCTTACATGTAAGAAAGGTCTTCTAATGTTTGTTCCTAGTAATTGATCGTATACTGTAGAAGTACCAGCTGGTATTAATACACCATCGATGTTATCACCATTAACAAAGTTAGATGAACCACCTCTTAACGAAGCGTCGTTTAAGTATTTCCATGAAGTTTTATAGAAGTCATATG